AACTTGTAACAACAATTCTATCAATGACCTTTCTCTGATCTCTAGATCTGAAGTTATGAGTGCCAGTTCCAAAATCAATTATATCGACTGTATTGATACCAGCTAATACATCAGATTTTGATACATGGATTTTTACGTCAGTGGCACTGGCTTTTCTGAGGAAATATATTGCTTCAGAGGTCAGTCTATCTGTTCCAAAACCAACAGCAGTGCTACCAATGCCAATAGGAGTTCCAGTGGTGGAGTATATAACCTCTTCAGTGTCTGCAAATCTATGACCAGGAATACTAATAACGTTACTAGCAATTTTTACACCATCAAAATCAGTGAAGTCCTTATCGTAGAAGAATCCTCTGAGTCTTGCTTCAGCAGTTGCCTGTGTTCCATTTCCTCCAGAAATTGTAACAACAGGGGTTTCTACGTAATTAAAACCAGGAACAGTAAGATCAACATCTTCAATCTTTCCTACAAATTGTCCTACAAAAGTGGCACCACCGCTTGAATCAGTATTTGCAATTCCAATTTCTGGTGGATTTACAACATCATAACCAGTTCCTGAATCTAAAACATTAATAGAGTCTATCTGACCATAGAAGATTGAATCCTTTGAAACTGGTGATTGGAATTCAACACCATTCAGAGCAACACCAATTGGTCCAATAATATCATTGTGCTCAGTTGCTGCTTCTGGTTTTCTATTAATTCTCCTAAACTGATTCTGATTAACTAGATTTCTTCCAAACAAAGATGCTGGAGTCAGTCTATGATTACTAGCTGCTCCAACACCAGTAAGGTCGATGTAAATTTCATTATTAAGAGAAGCACGACTGAATGCTAATTTTACAGTATTTGCATCAATTACAGCAGTATAGTAATTTCCTGTTGTAATACCGGTAACACCAGAAGTTGCTTCATAATATACTCTTTCCCCATTTCTAAAGTTATGATTAGCAATGGTAATCTTATTATCACTTTGGTCTATTTCTGAATCAGTAAAAGTTTTAGATCTATTAGTCAGTTCTATATTATCGTAACCAGGAAGACCCGAGAAAGCAACATATGCATTCTTTTCATCATCAACAAATGTGTTTTGAATATTTGCTAAGACACCATCAGCATTGAGGTTGGCAGATCCAAAATCAAGTTTTTTCTTGATAAGATAATCTTTAGTATTAACAAAAGTAGTGGTTATATTTCCAGAAACCGTAAATGTCCTTCTGTTGTCCACATCAGAAACATCCAGATTTTCTTCTAATACGGATTTATCATTTTTCAGTAAAATATCAACTTTATCACCCGCATATAAGTGGTGGTCAACTTCGGTCGTAAAAGTTGTTCCACTGACACTATCGACATTTGTAAGAACTACATTATTGTAGAACCACCTGTTAAATCTAACATCATCTTCATCTACCTTTTCGCCAAGATGCTTCACTCGAAGCACATCATTCTTTCTGAACTGACTCGTACCTTTTTTATTTTCTGAAACTCCTACAACAGTACCAACAACCCTCATAGTGACGAGTTTGTTGATATCATTATTCTCATAACCATATACGAAGTTTCCATCAATGATTGGATCATTCTCTGCAAGAGTTGTGGAGAGTCCTACACAGTTGAAGAATTGATTGGCACTCTTACTCTCATATGTGACCAATTCCAGTCCTTCATTGTCCTCATTGAGGAATGAACCACTTTCTGGGAATCCAACGGTTGAATCTACAGTCAGAGTTGTATTTGTAACACCAACACCTAAGACTCTGGTCTTTTTGCTGACCATGAACTTATTTTCAATACTATTCTTAGGGAAGAATAATTTATGGTAATATTTTGAACCTAAGATTACAGTTTCAACTCTTGAAATAATGGCTCTTGCAGTTGGAGCATCAGTTGAACCCTGGAGCAAGGTGGTTTCTCCAAGATTTCTTGGATTTCCTTCAATTGCTTCTACAACCACTACATCTGACTGTGAGAAGTTAGCAGCAGATGCTTGAATCGTATTATCGAATGGTTTCAGAACTTCAACAAACTTTCCAAAGAGAACAGTGAAGAGAATCTTCAATGAAGTGTCAGTTCCCTTTGAACTATAGAAGTCTCTTGCTCTTGAAAGGATATTATCGATATTAACGCTTTGGAACTTCCTTTCTTCAATGCCTGGCAAGAACATCTTCTTGTACTTGCTGAAGAATTCTGCTAAGAATACCAGACCAAGATTAGTAAGAGTTGATCCTGCATCATGGAATGAAGATCGACTGTTATTGAAGTTTAAGAACTCTCCACTGACATCATCAATGCCAGAAAATCCTCTGACACATCCAGTGAAGGCAAAACTAGTAACAGTAGGAAGAGTTGCGCCTATTGGGTTAGTTTCATCAAGATCTAATACATCATCAAGAGTAGTTGGGTCATCAGAAATTGTAATCGTGTTAGAATCTATAACTTCAGTGACATAATACGTCCGACCAGCAACAACATTAGAAAATGACGTATCAAAAATAATACTCTGTGCCCTAAACGAATCTAAACCGACAGTAGATGTCAATTTGATGGTATTTGCAGTCGGATCAACTAAAGTGACCTTTTGGGCATAAGATGATTTACCAGTATACGTAAAAATCTCATCACCGACTTTTACAAGTCCATTTTTTGTCAAAAATCCCAAATGATTGGTAACTTCAATCACATCATCATCGTTTGCGATGAATTTAGTCAGTTTTGGTGCAGTTGCAGTAAATTTGAGATTTACGTAACTATCAACGTCCTTTAATCTATCAACATTCTCTGCAAGGAAGATTGTTCCATACTCATGTTCCTGAGACAGATAGTATTGCTCTAAAAATTCTTTAAAGAGTGGATTATCATCTAAAATAAAATCTGGAAGTTGACTTTCCAGAATATTGGAGATTTTTACTTTACTATCTGACATTTCTTATCGAGTAAATTTCGTGCTGCTAGTGTAACTTGAAGGAGGAACGTAATTTGAACCAGATCTACTTGATCCTGAGGTGATCAAGTCTTCTTTCAACGTTAAAACACTTTTTCCTGTAGTATCTAGGACGATATAAAGGTTCTCTTTTGCGAGGATATCATTTGACTCAGGTGTGACCCCAATTTCAATACGATTGTCAAGAACTGTCGATGAAATGTTGATTGGGAACAGAATAATTTCACCTTTTACGTAATCAACAGTTCCAGCATTCTCAATAACGTTTACAATCTCTCTTTCTTCGTTAAATTTGAAGATTGATATAGATCCAGTCTTTGGTGCTACCTGTTGGGGTCTTCCGGGGATGGTAATATCAGTATCAGGGACATCAGTCAGGAAGCAAGTTCCAGTAATACCAGAAACTGTGAATCCAGACGATCTTAGATTGAAACCTTCGACTTCAGCATGGAATGCATTTGCATAACAGAGTTCATAGTTAGCAAGACTGTTGTATGCAGGGACCAAATTCCTTCTCATCACCAGATTCGTGATATTTGAAGTAATTCCAGAGTCAACGTTGTCAATCATACGGAGAAGTTTACTATACTTCAGTCTTCCGCCGAAAGAATTGATATCAGTTGACTTAGCATAGGTTACAATTGCATTTGTAACTCTAGTGTACAGATCTTCAGTGTTTGTGACCTGACCTGGATCAAATGAAACAGTACTATCGTACTCCACATATAGGTATTTCAGATCTAAGAACTCTTGACGAATACCAGCAATGGTGTATTCCTTTAATTTGTTCTTGATATTGTCTTTTGCGATATCAGAGAGAAAATCACCATTTTTGGGTTTGATTGTAATGAAGACTTTACCGTATTGTGGGGGATCTAACTCTTCACCACCATATGCCGAGACAGATTCGACGTTGGGATACAGAAAAGGTATGAGTGAGGTGTAATCATCGGCAGTGACCGCTCTGTACTGCGAAGCATAGACCCTAGGAGCAAGGTATTTGATGGTATCGATGCCTTCTATGTCATCACCCATCTCCGCCGCTTGTAGGGTCGTTATAGCGGAGATGTTATTTGTTACATTTCGGTCTTTTCCTTCTTTTCTGGCAACTAATTGACCAGAGAATGTGAAACTGCTTGCACCATTTGCTGCTTCACCACTTGTTTCAATATAAGTGACCTCAACCTTTGCACCATTCGCAGGTCTCTTACCTAAAATGTTGTCTCCGAAGAGAATTTGGTATCTTTCATCCGAAATTTCTTGTACAAGGTACAAACGAGTGTCGGCATCAACGTTAAAAATGTTTGTATATGGCGTATATTCCTCTATTGCCGTTCCAACAGTCCGAACACGGATAGAAGAAGTGTCAATATTCGGAGTTGGAAGGATATATTTCTGATCTGGTTGAGAATCATCGATTGTAAAGGTCTTTTTAAGTAAATTTCCTTCAAAAATCTCAATATTACTAAAAGTTGCCACTCCTTGGGAGTTTGGACTTACTGTAATGTCCTCTGGAATTGAGAAAATGTAGTTTGAGTTCTCTGCACCACCCAGTGCAACCACACCTTTCTTCAATGTGACCGATCTAGCGTTGACTGCGGCACTAAAAGTGATCCTTGCAGTTGCTGATTTCCTCGATCTGGGGACATATCCAATATTTCTTGCTAAAGATACGACATTTTCTCTCAATGTCGCACTATCAATGAACGATTCGTTCACTGCCATGTTAGTGTTGTAGGCAGTGATGTAAGAATTATATGCTAACGTGTCGATTAGAATCGAAAAGTTCGATCCTTCAAAATCGAAGTCCGTAAAATTACTATTCGACCGCAGATAATCCTTTATCTGCGCTCTAATATCGTTAAAATCGAGATTGGTAAACTGATTGAATGCCATTATATCCTAGATGGTTGTAATAGAAACTCTACATTCTGTGTAGGGACTGGTAATCCAACAATATCGTACTCAATTTTAACGAATAAGTCGTTAGAATCGGTCTGACACTCAGCAAAAACGTTGGTCAATTCGATTCTAGGTTCATAATTCTGCAATAATGCGATAATTTCTTCCCTTAATACATCATTATCAAATGTATCTAATTCAAAAAGTGCATCAGCAACAGATGTTCCCAAAATATCATTGAAAAATCTCTCTCCGATTGCAGTTCGGACGAGATTTATAACAGATTTCTTGATTGCATCCTCATTTTTGAGGACAGTCACATCGTTCGTAATGGGATGGCGCTTAAAAGAGAGACTTATATCCCTAAAACTACGTGAACGCTTAATTGGCATCTGTTTTGATACACTTCAACATACTATCTATAATGGTTAGTATCGATTTGGTATTGAATCGTAAGATGATTCTTCCGAAAGCATCTGCTTTTTAGCACCACCAACGGGTTTTGCCTCGTCATTCAGCACCTCTTTCAACTCCACAGGAGTATCTTGAGGTGATTCACCGGGGAGTGACCAATGATCTGTGACCAAATGAGTCGTTCCCCACGTTTCTTTCATATACTTGCTGTCTCTATCAACCGGTGAGTTCCCCATTTTCATCCTCTTTTTCAGTATTTATTCGTTCTTTAGCAGTTTTCCAGAAATATTCATCTTCACGACCCATTCCG